TAAAAGATTTATGTAATCAGTTACAAAGTTTTATTGATTCTAATAAAAAGATATTAGTTATTAATATGCCCCCTCGACTCTGATTCGGTAAATCTTACACAGCAACCTTATTTGTGCAATGGTTATTAGGAAGAAATAATAAGTTAAAAATTATGACTGGATCATATAATGAAACTCTTTCTTCTACATTTGCTAAGCAAGTAAGAGATATGATAGCAACAGAGCAGACACAAGGGGTAACAGTTTATAGAGATATATTTCCTGATACTAAAATAAAGTATGGAGAAGCATCAATGAACAAGTGGGCTTTGGAAGGAAGTCAAGTCGCAAACTATTTAGCAACATCTCCAACAGGAACTGCAACAGGATTTGGAGCAGATTTAATAGTTATAGATGACTTAATAAAAAACTCTGAGGAAGCATATAACTCTAATGTCCTTGAAAAGCATATAGATTGGTTTACTAATACTATGTTATCAAGAACAGAAAAAGGTTTTAAATTAATAATCATAATGACCAGGTGGGCAAGTAATGACCTAGCTGGTTTTATTTTGTCTAATTATGATGATGTGGTTCATATAAATTATAAAGCTATCAATGATGATGGAACTCCACTTGATGAAGGAACATTGTCACTTGAGGATTTTGAGTTTAAAACTAAGAATATGGCAAAAGAAATTGTATATGCCAACTATCAACAAGAGCCAATAGATATAAAAGGTAGATTATATAGCAGTATAAAAACATATAATCAGTTGCCGATGGATTCAAATAACAATTTATTATTTACAGCATATAAAAATTATACAGATACAGCAGATACTGGAGAAGATTATTTATGTTCTATTTGCTATGGAGTATATAACAAGGAAGCATATATTTTAGATGTTTTATATACAAAAGAGCCAATGGAGATAACAGAGCCAGCAACTGCCAAAATATTAATGGATAATAATATAAAAGAAGCTGATATAGAATCGAATAATGGTGGTAGAGGTTTTGCAAGAGCAGTAGATAAACATTTATTAGAAAAATATAACAGTAATCGTTGTAAAGTTAGATGGTTTCATCAAACTCAAAATAAAAGAGCTAGAATATTATCTAATGCAACTTGGGTTATGGAACATATTTATTTTCCAGTTAATTGGGCTGATAGGTGGGCTGAATTTTATAAAGCTATAACTACTTATCAGAAGGAAGGAAAAAATAAACATGATGATGCTCCTGATGTCCTTACAGGGATAGCTGAGAAATGTAATAAAATATCAGGATTATCTTTTGAATAGGAGTTAATAATGTGGGAATGGATAAAAAAACTATTTAAAAAGCCAAAGGTGGAAAATATGGAGATTAGAAAACTTGAATATTTAATAAGTCAATGGCTTTCTTCAAAAACTAGAGTGGACCAGGTGAATGGAGAAAGATATTATAAAGGTAGTCATGACATATTAAGTAAAAAAAGAAAAGCAATAGTTGAAGGTGGTAGATTAGAAGATATTGATAACTTAGTCAATTCTAAACTAGTAGATAATCAATATTCAAAAATGGTTGACCAAAAAGTTAATTATATTTTAGCTAAAAAACCAACTTTTATTTGTAAAAATGAAAATGTTTTGAAATTATTTGGTAATAAGTTTCTAAGAACTTTAAGAAATTTAGGAGAGGATACTCTTAATGGTGGAATAGGTTGGATATATCCATATTTTAACCAAAAAGGTGAATTACAATTTAGAAAATTTGAACCTTCTGAAATATTACCAATATGGACGGATAACAATAAGGATGAATTAGAATTAGTTATAAGATTATATGAAGTCTTAGAGTTTCAACATAATAGTTTAGTTCCAGTTAAAAAAGTAGAAGTTTACTCAGGAAATGGAGTAGACTTTTTTATTTGGAATGATAGTTTAAAACCTTTAGGACATTCAGATTATATATCTATAGGAGAAGAAACATACAACTGGGGAAAAGTTCCGTTAATTCCTTTTAGAAGTAATAACTTAGAACAACCTTTAATATGCAGAGTTAAATGCTTACAAGATGCCTTGAATGAGATAATCTCTAAATTTCAAGATAATATGATGGAAGATGCAGGAAGTACAATTTTAATCTTAACTAACTATGATGGAGAGAATTTAGGAGAGTTTAGAAGAAACTTAGCAACATATAGAGCAGTAAAAGTTACAAATACTGATGGTGGCAAAGGTGGACTTGAAGCACTTCAAATAGAAGTTAACTCTGAAAACTATGCTTTAATAATCAAATTACTTAAAAAAGCAATAATAGAAAATGCAAGAGGTTTTGATGCTAAAGATGAAAGACTTGGAAATAATCCCAATGAGATGAATATTCAATCTATGTATTCTGATATAGATTTAGATGCTAATCAAATGGAAGTAGAATTTCAAGCATCTTTTGAAGAGTTGATGTGGTTTATAAATAAAGCTTTAAATGTTAATGAAACTCTTGATGTAATATTTAATAGAGATGTTTTAGTTAATGAATCTGAAACAATTAATAATTGTAAGTCTAGTGTTGGTATCATATCTCAAAAAACTATAATAACTCAACATCCTTGGGTTAACAATGTTGATGAAGAAATAAAACAACTTGAAAAAGAAAATAAAGAATTAGATCCTTATCCAGGAGATTTTGGAACTAAAAAAGTTTCTGATTTAGATGAGTAATAACTACTGGACTAAAAGATTTGAAGAAGAAGAAAAACAAAGGAATATATCAAATAAAGCTCATGCTAAAGAAATAGAAAAACAATATAGAATAGCAGAAAATAAGATAAAAAGTGATATTGAAAAATGGTACATTAGAATAGCTGATAATAATCAAATATCCTTAGCAGATGCTAAAAAGTTACTAACTAAAGATGAATTAAAAGAATTCAAATGGACCTTAGCAGAATATACTCAAAAAGCTAAGAGTAGAGCATGGAAAAAAGAACTTGAAAATGCTTCAGCTAGAATACATATTCAAAGATTGGAGGCTTTACAACTTCAAGTTCAAAATAGTATTGAAACTTTAAGAAATAAAGAAAATGAGATGTTAGAAGATTATTTAATAAAGAATTATGAAGATACTTACTATCATTCATTGTATGAGATTTCAAAAGGATTGAATCTTAAAACAAGCTTTGCTACTTTAGACAAAAATAAGATTAATCAAGTCATAGGAAAGCCTTGGCTATCTGATGGAAAAACTTTTTCAGACAGAATTTGGCAAGACAAAGAACAATTAATAAATACATTGAGAACTAAAATTACTCAATCTTTTATAACTAGTAGTACATTAGATGAAGCTGTTGAAGATATATCTAAATTTGTTTCTGATAAGATAAAAAATAAAGAGTATGTTGCAAGGAGATTACTAGAAACAGAGTCTGCTGCTTATGCTTCAAAAGCACAGATAGAAGCTTTCAAAAGTATAGATGTTGAGAAATATGAAATAGTAGCAACATTGGATTTACATACTTCTGAAATTTGTCAAGAAATGGACGGGAAAATTTTTAATATATCAGATCAAGAAATAGGAGTAACAGTGCCTCCTTTTCATTCTCATTGTAGAACAGTTATAGCTCCATACTTTGATGATGAGCCTATAAGAGCATCAAGAGATAAAAATGGAGAGTATAAAGAAGTTAAGTACATGAATTATAAGGAATGGAAAGATCAATATGTTAAAAAATCTTATACACAAGTAAATAATAAAAATAATCTTGAAAGCAAAAATAAATCTGATATAATTAAATTAAGAAATGATGCAATAGATAAAGAAATAAAAGAGAATGTTTTAAAAGACATTAAACACAACTCGGGTCTTGGAACAGTAGGAAAAAGGACTTTGAGAAATTTAGGTTTAGATGAGAACTTAAACTTTGAAATAATGAAAGCTAGAGGGTCAGTATTATTAGATTCTGATGTAGAATTAACAAAAAGTCAAAAAATAATGTATAGAGATAAATTTAAAATAATGAAATTATCAATGAATGATTATCGTGATATGAATTATAGAGAAAAAACTATTTTTCATGAGTCATATCATGCTATGTTGAATAATAAACTGGTTGATGTTCATTTTTCTGATACTAAATTTATAAAAAAATGGAGAGATATAGAGGAAGTTTTTGCTGAATCGTCAGCACATTATTTAACAGATTTAGTTGGAAATAAATCAAATTTAGGAGTATCTTATCCAGAAAGAATGGTTGAAATTTTGCCTAGATTAAAAAAATTTAGGAAATTTAAGGAATGTGAAAGTATTTCAGATTTTGGGAGAATAGTTTATTACGAGAGGTATAAAGGGAAGAATGCTATATGGTTACCGATTAGAAATGTAGTTTTCAAGCAAGAATTAGATACCTTAGCTTATAGTAAACAATATATTGAGTATATTGAAAAAAATAAAAGTAAGATCTCTTTACTATTGCAAAAAAATAATCCTGAATTAAAAAAAGAATATACTGAAATTTTTATTAATAATGGAATAGATATTATCAAAAATGCTAAATCATTAAATGAATTAAATAAATATGAAAAAACATATTTTTATAATATTTTAGCATCAGCAATGAAATTAAAAGGAGTAAAATAATGATTCTTTTTTGGGAAAATGATTTAATAAATAAAAATAACTATGATGAAGTTTATGAGTTATTAGATTTTATTTTTAATGATATTGAAATTGTTTCGATTAAAGATGGTAAAGAAATAAATTTATCAAAAATAGAAAAAGAAAAAGCTTTAAAAAGGATAGAAGAATTAGGGGAAATAAAAGTTGTTGAAAATTTTAAAGCTGGGAAATATTTTGAAATATAAAGTTGAATGTTTTAGTTTTAAAATTGTCATTTTTTGTATTATCCCTTGACAATCTCTAATATTTATAGTACAAATAATATTATAACTATTAGGAGGGGATTTTATGAAAAGATTTTTATTGTTTTTAATGCTTTTACTTTCATTCAATATTATGGCTGAATTAAATGATGTTCCAGTTGAAAAAGGAGAGTACAAAGGCTATAGGAAATTAGTTGGACATGAATATCAAGATAGATTTGATGTTTATTTTAAAGTTACTGGTGGTGGACAACAAATAGCAACAGTTCCTACATTTAAAGGAATAAATTTAAAAGAAAAAGTTACTCTTGAAATGCCTGATGGAGAAAAAAGAAGTGCTACTAAAAAAGAATGGTTTAAACTTTTTAGAACTTTAAAATTTGATTCAAGTTGGAGTAGATATTTTAGAGAAAAATATGATAATTTTTATAGTGAGTGGTTAAGTACAGTACCTACTTCTGATGTTGAAAGAATGGTTATAAATTATATAGCAACTCAATATAAAGGAGAAGTAGAAACTTCAACAAATTCAGATAATAATGAAGTACCTTCAACTTATGTAGATCCTGTTAGTGCTGAACTAGCTGAACGTGAAGCTTTAAAAAGATACCAAACACCTATTGAAGATCCACCACAAGAGAAAAAAGAAGAAAAAGGATTTCTTCAAAATGCCTTTGAAGCTATATTCGGATTATAAATAAAACAAAAAATTTAAGAGAGGAAAAAACCTCTCTTTTTTTATTGCTAAGGAGAGTGATTAAATTCAAGTAATAATTAAACTTATTATATATTTAAACAAACATCTCGCCTTTTTAGTATTGTAGGCGATAAAGAACAAGACAACCAATTACGTTGGCATACAACGATAAAAATGAAGGAGTGAAAAAAATGGAAAAAGAACAATTAATAGCATTAGGACTTACATCAGAACAAGTCGATAAAGTTTTAGGAGCTCATAAAACATACATGGAAAGTTTTATTCCAAAAGGTCGTTTTAATGAAGAACTAGAAGCTAAAAAGAATTTAGAAACACAGCTTGCAGAAAGAGACAAGCAATTAAAAGAGTTAGAAAAATCTGTTGGAGATAATAAAGAATTAAAAGCTCAAATTGAAAAACTTCAAAATGATAATAAAACTGCTGCTGAAAAATATGCAAAAGACTTATTTGATTTACAATTAAATAATGCAGTTGATGTTGCAATTACAGGAGCAAAAGGAAAGAACTCAAAAGCAATAAAAGCTTTATTAGATTTAGAAAAAGCAGATTTAAAAGATGGTAAGGTTGTAGGATTAGAAGAACAGTTATCTAATTTGAAAAAGTCAGATCCATATTTATTTGAGATTGAAAAACAACCAGCTAATCCAAATGGATTTAAACCTGGTGATGGAAATAATAAAACTCCTGGTGGAGATGGACCGAAAACTTATTCAGAAATGCTAGCTATGTTAGAAGCTAATCCTAACTTAGATATTAACAATTTATAAAAAAGGAGAAGATGAAAAATGGCAAAATATTTCGATTCAAAAACATTTAATGCTGAGGCATTTGGAAAGTATTCTAGTAGAATACCTAACACTAAAAAGAATGAATTATTAAAATGTGGGGCAATTAGAGGCAATGATAAAATACATGATGCATTTGCAAACCAAACAGGAACTCATTATGCAGTATTACCTATGCTTGGAAAAATAGGAGGAGCACCTCAAAACTATAATGGTTCAACAGATTTAACAACAAACTCTACAAAAACTTTTAATAGAGGAGTCATTACAATTGGGAGAATGAATGCTTGGACAGAAAAAGACTTTTCATTTGATATAACAGGTGGGGTTAACTTCATGGATAATGTTGCTGCTCAAATAGTAGAGTATTGGGCTGAAGTTTATCAAAATACTTTAATAAAAATATTAAAAGGTGTATTCTCAATGACTGGTGGAGAAGAAGCTAAGTTCGTTGAAGCACATACGTTTGATATAACTCAAAAAGCAGGAGCAGATGGAGAAGTAGGAGCAACAACTTTAAATAGTGCATCACAAAAAGCTTGTGGAGATAATAAAAACATTATCAAAATGGCAATTATGCACTCAACAGTTGCTACAAACTTAGAAAATCTACAAATCATAAAATACTTTACTCAAACAGATGCTAATGGAATGCAAAGAGAGGTAGGATTAGCAACTTGGAATGGTAGAGTTGTATTTATAGATGATTCTATGCCAGCAGAAAAGTTTACTGGAGAAAAATATGCAAAAGTACCAGCGTCACACCCTGAAGCATTAAAAATTACTACTGCTGGAACAGGAGAAAAAGAAGTTTCAGTTGCAACAGTAAATGGTGCAAAATTTGATACTAAATGGACTGCTAAAGAAGGGGAATATGCTGCATTAGTTCCAACAGGAACAAAGTATTCTACTTACTTGCTAGGAGTAGGAGCATTTGATTATGAAGATTTAGGAACATTAAATCCTTATGAAATGGCAAGAAATCCATATAAAAACGGTGGAGAAGATACTTTAATATCAAGAAAAAGATTATGCTATGCTCCATTTGGGATTTCTTATAAAACATCTACTACAATATCACCTGATGATACAGAATTAGAAAAAGGTACTAACTGGGAATTAGTAAAATCAGAAGATGGAGAAGTAATAGATCACAAATCTATCCCAATAGTTAGAATAATTTCAAGAGGATAATTATGGAAAATATCAAAGAAATGGTAATTGAAAAGCTAAAATTATTCAAAATAGATGAGGCTACAAGTATAGAATATTTCTTAAAAAAAGCTTTATCTAGTATTAATAATTTTACAAATCAAAATTATACATTTGATAGCATTCCAGATGGACTAAAATATATATTAGTAGATAAAGCAGTAGGAGAAATACTTAATTTTAAAAAACTCAATGGAGAGCTTAAAGATTATGATTTCTCCTCTGTTTTAAAATCTATTAAAGAAGGGGATACAACTGAAACTTATTCGGATACAGTAAAAACACCTGAGGAATTATTTGAGTTTATGCTAAATGATTTATTGATTGGTAAAGATAATGAGCTATATAGATATAGGAGATTACAATGGTAAGAAATTTACAAAAGTTATGGAGAGATACTTGTAGTATTTATAATTTTGAAAAGGTAAAGGATCCTAAAACTAAGACAACTGAGTTTAAAGAAATTTTAGTTCAAGAAAATATTCAATGTAGGATTTCATTTCAAAATATATCTTCTACAAGTGAAACTCCTTCGATAGCTATAACAAATCAAGTTATAAAATTATTTCTTTCAAATAAAGTAGAAATAAAAGAAAATTCAAAAATAGTTGTAACTAGAAATGGGATATCTAAAACTTATAAAGCTTCAGGTATCCCTGCTATATACTCAGTACATCAAGAAGTTATTTTAGTAACTGATAATAAAGGAGCTTAATATGGGACAAGCTGTAAAAATTAATATGGCTGGATTAGAAATAATGAAAAAGAATTTAGAGAATATA